CAGAAGAGTGGTTTCAGCAAAGATTAGGCAAGGTGACAGCATCCAGAATATCGGATGTTATCGCCAAGACTAAAACAGGTGTATCTACATCTCGTCAAAACTACCTTATCCAACTTGTATCAGAACGTCTTACAGGCAAGAAAGGCGATAGCTTTGTTAATCAGGCTATGCTAGATGGAATTGAACGGGAGGGTGCTGCTAGGGAGCTTTATGAAAGAACTAGAGGGGTATCTGTTACAGAGGTCGGTTTCTTTGACCATCCTGTTATTAAGAATAGTGGTGCTAGTCCTGACGGAGCTGTAAATGCAGAAGAGGATGGTAAGTATGCGGGTCTTATAGAGGTGAAATCGCCCATAGAAACTACCCATACTAATACACTTATGAGTAAGTCAGTTCCTAGTAAATACATTCCACAGATGCAATGGCAATTAGCTTGCACCGGTGCTAAATGGGTAGACTTTGTAAGTTATAATCCTAACTTCCCTGAAGAACTACAGTTGTTTGTAGCTAGGGTTGACAGAGATGATACTTACATAGGAGAATTAGAAGCAGAAGTGATTAAGTTTCTTGAAGAAGTAGAACAAACAATTTTAAAACTAAAGGAGTAGTATATGGCTGAGTACGATAACACAAACAAAATGGCTGGTTGGTTAAAAGAAAAAGATGGAAAAAAATATATATCAATTTCAGCTAATGTTGATGGTATAGAAATTAGCGGTGCATTATATAAAAATAATGTTGAGCCTGGCTCAAAGCAACCTTTATATTCTGGACCTATTGGAGTTAAAACTGAAAAACGTGCTAAACCTGCTGTTGAAGGTGCAGATGAGGATGTTCCTTTCTAGGAGCATCCCCATACTGCTTGTAACTATTTATTCATTACGTACATTGTTACTTCAAAGCCAAAACGCATTTCTGTTGCTGTTGGTGTTGTCCACATAGCGGTTCTCCTTTCTTTTAGATTTATAATAGAATTATACGCTTGTGTTGGTTTACTAGACACCAGAAAAGCATGAAAGGTTTATAATGGATATACATAACTTAGAATTAGATATAGCGTGTTATGCAACTGCTGTGTACCATGAAGTTAATACAAGAACACTTGAAGAAAAAATAGGAGTTATAAATGTCATACGTAATAGGTTGCATACTGGTTATTGGGGTCGTGATGTATGCTCTGTTGTTTATGCTCATGGTCAGTTTATTGGGGTTACGGATGAAAGTCATCCAGAAGTTAATACTAGGGCGTATTTGGAAACTAAACTTTTGGTTATTGATACGATTGTTCGTAATAAATATGCAAATCCAGTTGCAAATGCTTTATATTTCCATGATGACTCAATACCGCCAAAGAAAGAATGGTTTGGTAAACGCAAGAAAACGCACATAGGAAGGATGGTGTTTTACTAATGGCTAAAAAAGAACCTGTAGCATGGCTTTATGAGGAGTTTTGTACTAAGTCTGGTGACCTAAAGAAGTCTTATTTATGGTCATTTCATCCTAACCAACTCTCGTATTTGAACGACCTAAAGAATACGACTCATCATATTAAGATAACACCATTAGTTCCTGGTGAGCCTGTAGAAGAATATAAAGGATTATCTAAGTACGATAGTAAACGATTAGTAGAAGCTAACAATGGACTCTAAATCACTTACACAAGAAGAAATAATTAAGATATATAAAGAAGCATTTGGTAAGGGTGACCAACTTGTCACACTTGAAAAGATATTTAGATTTGCTAGACTTATAGAACAACTGCATGGAGTAAAAGATGTACACTAAACTAGATGACCAACGACAAGCAAAGTTTATAGTTAATTATATTACTGAACATCCTGGTTGCAGCATTAAAGAAATTGTGCAAGAATGCGTAACTAACAGAACTAGGTTAAAGTATTTAGAAAGCCAAGGATATTTTACCTTGCCTAAATGGACTTATAGCAATGAATTAGATAAACGATTTAAAAATAGGAATTATGTGTCTGTAACTGTAGGTAGGGAGTATGGTAAATGGACTTAGCAGAAAAGATATTAGATGTAGTAGTATGGTTATTGATTGTTGGTGGTATAGGTTGGTTTGCTTATGGTTGTTATGAACTTATTAACTTATTTTTTATAAGGGGATGATATGCAGATAGAAGAAATTTTAAATGAAAGAGAAGAGCAATACGGTAACTTTTTAAATAGGTCTAAAATATCACAAGACTTTAAAACTCTTATTCATAATGGTGAGTCTTATAGATTGTTAAAGGCAGACCAAAAAGAAGCATTAGAAATGATTGCAACTAAAATGGGTAGGATTGTAAATGGTGACCCTGATTATCTTGACTCATGGCTAGACATTCAAGGCTATTGTCAATTAATTATTGATAGAGTTCGTAAGGATAAGATTGCATTAGATAATGCTGTGGATATGTATGTAGTAGAAGGTGTACCTAAAGAAACAGCAATTCAACTACAAAGGTCAGATGATGAGTAAAACATATTGGGTATTTATTGTGGTATTAGCTGCATTAGCTATTTGGGGAACAGAAAGGGCTATGGCTCAAACTACTACTATACTAGCACCTGATGGGTCTGTAACCGTCTGTCAGGTAAGTGGTGGTGTGATTATCTGCGTCTAGTCATCCATTGGTGTTAATTCACCATAGATAGCTAGTTCTTCACCACTTATTTCTATCATGCTATCGTCATCTAATGTGATGACTATAGTGCTATCGCCATGTAATGCTTCACAAGATACAATCACTCTTCCTAGCATGTGATTACAGATAATCTCTACTTCTGACCGTTGCATAATTGTCCTAAGAAACATGACCATTCCAACGCCCATTCTCTTTTAATACCATAGGCATTAGCTTTGGTTGACCGTTAATAATAACTCCACAACCTACAATGAAACGACTCTTAAAGTTTTTAGCATAATCAAATGCCATAGACTTTTGATGTATTAAACATCCTACTTGCATACCCCAAATAAGAGCATCTGGATTACTGTAATAACCAATACTGAATTTAGTGTGATAGTGACCCTGCACCGTATTCATTCCATACTGCTGGGCTACCTTTAAAACGTCTGCAGATAGACCATGAGTAAAGAAACACCTAGAGTTATCACTTAGGGTTATAGTGTGGTCATCTACCCATTCCCAGCCTTTGCCAACGCCTAAGAACTCATTGTAATGCTTTAGATATGCTTTAGGCATACCATACTTTAATGCTCTGCGATAAACTAAAGAGCTATGGTTAGAGTGAACTAAAACCATTTTAGGAAATATCTTTTCTAATTCTTTTACATGCTTTTTAGACTCTTCTAATTCATGTCCAGCAGAATATAAGTCTGGGTTATGTTCGTGCATAGAGATAGCGTGTTGGTCTAGCTCATCACCTATGTTGACTATATGGTCAAACTTGTATTTAGTCTTTAATGCTTTTAGAAACGCAAATGCGTCAGGATGATGATATGGAATATGTAGGTCAGATATGACTAGAACTGATTTATATTTCAAACTACTCTCCTAGGGTTAAGATGCTTTATTATAACCCTAAAAACAATTTGCGTTCATCTAATCTTCTGTTTTGTAAACCTTTTAATATCTTACCACCAGCTTTACAATATTTAACTAACGACTCCATAGCCGCTTCTTTATCGCCACGTAACAACGCTTGACGGATGGTGCTTCGTTGAAAGCAACCAAGACCAAGATTAAAGCAGAAAGATAAGATAGCGTCAAACTCGTGTTGTCTAAGAGGCACGTTAGGTAACATCTTAGATATTCCCAACTCAAAACGGTTGAGGTCTCGTTTAAGAATTCCATCTACTTCAGCCTGTGTAAAAGTTTTGTTCCACTCTCTAGGCAAAGACTTACCATCACCGATAAGATGACCAACACCCACAGTCCACAAACCAGCAGGGCAAGTATAAGGCTTGTACCTAACACCCTCATGATGTTTAAGAAGTTGTATGCAAACATTAGATGCCTTCACGTTTCTTTTCCCATGTGCGAGAACCAAAGTAAAAGCCAATAATAGACGCAGTAATAGCCATTTCTTCAGAACCAAATACTTCTTGAGACGCTACAACAAAGTCTACACCTGACCACATAGCCCAAAATAATGAGATAAGGTTAATAAGAACTAACTCACCTACAAAGATAAAAGCTACTACAGGTCTTACCATAGCGTTCCAGTTCTTAACTGTAGGGCTTGCATTTTCTACTAACTTCTTATCATGGTCGTATAATGCTTCACGTTCTTGTGCGTATGTTTGAACTTCTATTTGGTCTAGCTTAATAGCTTCTATTTTTTCTTGTGATATAAAACCTGCTTTAGCTAATTCTAATTCACGTTCTGTTTGTAGTTTAGCCATTTCTCTTTCATGCTTTTGGTCACCCTTTTGCTGAAAGAAACCTAAAACACTAGGTAAGCCTGAAGTAGCAAAACCTAATATACCTGATAGAATACTTAACATCTATAACTCCTTTGGGTCAAAGCCATACATTTTGGCTACACGTTTTTGTAATTTAAGAAACAAGCCTTTATGACTTGTGTACTGCTCTGTTTTTGGTGAAACTGTATATACAGCCATATGCAAAATTTCATGGCAAAGTGTAATTAGCACAGGATATAAATGAGAGTGTCTTGCTACAGAAATAGTAATGACATGTGGCTCACCTTGTTCTGGTGGTTGATATTCACCACAAATACTATCATCATCTACAATAACAAAGTCTACTTTACTTGCCGTTGGTAATTTGTATTCATCAAATATAGGCATCTCTATAATTGCACTATAGAGGTTAGCTATGTTATTTTCTGTAATGAATGTCATTTTGATAATGGGTTCATTGTGCTACGTTTAACAGTATTTAGTTTATCATCCATTGCATTTACGGTTGCTTCTAACTCTTTACGTAGTCCTGATACCATTGCAGCAGTCTCACGTGAGTTAGCAATAGCGTCTGAAGACTTTTCACTAGCTTTCATTATAGACTCAGATAGTTGATATTGTCTTTCGTTAATAGCTTTAACCTGTATTTCTAAACCATTAAGTCTTGACTCTATAGGAGCTAAGTCTAAACTGTCAACAGCTTCAATTGCCGAAACCATCTTGTTGTAGAGTGTTATGCCTCCGTATGCCGAGCCAGCTACTATTGGCAATGCTATTAAAATCAACTTCAGAAGTGCCGAGCTGGATAAGCTCAAGCTGAAGGTTTTGGTTTCTTCCGAACTCATTGTTTATCTCCGTATCAAATTTGAAAGCATCTGTTAATTCAATTTGCTGTATAATTGGTTTGTTAAGTATTTCTAAAGAAAGGACTATCCCAAAGCCATGTACAAGCTCTTTACCCTTTGGTACGTCAAGTTTAGGACTATCCTTGCTCTCACTCTTTTGTTCAGCCTTTGGTGGGTCTTTTGGGCTGTCTTCTTTTGCTTTTGGCTCGCTTTTAGTTTCTTGTTTTGGTTGTTCAACCTTAACAGGAGCTGACTCTACTCTAGGTGGTTCAGGTGCAGCTAATGGGCTTACCTCTGGAGCAACAGCAGGTGGTGGTGCAGGAGGTGGATTATTTACAGGGTTAAGGGGTGAGCTAGGGCTAACTGGAGAACTCACGTTGGTGACGTTTGTAGCACTCTTAACACATGTATTATTTGTTTCTACCCATGCTCCCCATACATCATTACCATAAGGGTCAGGACAAGATGAATTTCTAGTTTCTGTAACTGAACCTACATAGTCTGCTTGACAGGCTAGTTGTCTAGTTTCAGTACTTGCTTGACACGTTGGAGGGTCTTGCGTGCAATTGTTAGAAGTTTCTGTCCAAGGTGACCAAGAGCTTGAAGAACAACTATAAGTCCTGCTTTGATTAACAGCACCGCTATAATGAGGTAACGTACAAGCTGTGGTTTGATTTTCAACCAAGTCTGAACAAGTAGGTGCTTGATACGCACCGCAAATTGGGTCACTTGGGTTATAAGATACGCACCAATAGTCTTTAAGTGCAATTTGTGGGTCAATGCCATTACATACGAGAGAACCTGGAAGCATATAGCCTTCAGGCGTTGGAGTATAGTTGCAATACCAAGCATAAGCATTATTTCCTTGTAGGGATAGAAGTAGTAATAGGCTCGTCAGGAACAAGCGGTATCGTGTATGTATCGCCATATAGTTTCTTGAATATAGAAGGGTTACGTTCATACCAACCACGTTTAGCAGCATCACCAATAGAACCGTTTATAGGGCATGGTGAACCTGACTGTATCATGGCTTCAAATACTCTATCATCTTGACAAAGTATAGATACTGCTGCAACTTTAAGACCTAAGTCATTAAGAGTTTTAGCTAATTTAATACGTTCACAATTAACATCTTTATAGCCAGAGCCACCACTTACACCAAATAATGTACTAGATACAGAACCAGTAACAGGAACTATACAAACGTCTTGGCTAAAAGCACTTATAGAAGGGCTAATGGCACTAGGTGGTGGTTGACCTTTGTAATTGATAGTAGTTGTATCTGCTGCTTTAGCATCCATAGAAAGTGCTAATAACATACCTATAGACATACCTACAATTAATGCTATTAAGTTTTTTAATGCTTGCATTATTTCATTCCATTAGTTAGTAGATAAACAATAACGAAACCTGCTGTGCCTAATAAGATTTGTTCTAGGCGTTTGAGTCTTGCGTTTATTTGCTCATAACGTAACGCACATACTTCTTCATGCGTACTTAAACGTGATTCTACGTCTGTCTTGACCATTACTGTTCCTTAATTAAATAGGTATATCTATAGTTGTCATTTCATTGTTTAATAACCCAGGTATTTCTCCTCCAATAATGCCATAAGTACCTGGTTGTCTTAATAATAAACCTTGTCTTCTACGAGCTTCTTCTATATCTCTTAAAATAGAATATTGCTCTTGTGGGTTAGTAGTAAATAATCTTTTTTGTAATTCTTCAGCAACAGAAGGTCTAATGCCACCTGCTCTTGATATGCCACGACCAGCTAAATTAGAAAGAAAACCAGTTACATTTCCACTAGCTAATGGAGCAATATCTTGTAAATCTTGTGCAGCCATAGCATTTTCTACTGTAGGAGAACCACCTAAAACTTTTCTACTTGTTTGAATTAATTGTTTTTGACCTTCTACTTGTTTGATAAATTCATCATAACTTTTTGCACTATCAAAAGCTGTTCTTAATGCACTACGTTTTCTATCAGAACCAAATACTTTTTTAGTAAAGTCAACACCTTCAAATGTAGATAAATTATCTTTTACTTTAGATAGCATACCAACTCTAAATGCTTCTTTTTCAGCAGGTCTCATATCTTTTAAATTACTTATTAATTCGCTTTCACTCATTTTTAAATAATCATTACCTGTTTTATACGCATTTTGTAGTTCAGCAGAGTCAGCAAATTTTTTGTTAGCAAGTTTATATTCAGGGTTATATTGTTTAATTGCGTCATTAAATTCTCTTTTAACTTTAGCAATATCAGCACCATAACC